GTTCCCTGAGGCGCGCTCCCGTGTTTCCTACGACACCCCCCCCGGCCTCGACCCGATGGGCCTACGCCCCCTCGCCTTGCCTTGCCAGGCCCCTGCCTGGCCGGGCCTCGCCAAGCCGCGCCTTGCCATGCCGCGCCAAGCCTCGCCAGGCCCAAGCCTCGCCAAGCCACGCCTAACCCTAGCCGCGCCGGGCCTCGCCGAGCTCTGCCCTGCCTAGCCGTGCCTTGCCACGCCAGGCCTCGCCACGTTCACTACTCGCCGCCGGCGCGCGGCAGTTGCTTGATCGGTCGAAGCGCCTTCGAAATGTCGCGCAAGGCCGCGCGTTGATCCGCCGTCATCTTCTCCATTGCCATGATCAATTTCCCGCGCCAGAGTCGCGCGCTTTCGCTTAGTTCGTGTTCGTCGGCCGCCATGACGACGGCGATCGCCCGTTGCAATTTGCGGCCTGTCGCGCGTACGGCCCGATTGCCAAATCGCGTCATTTCGTCGGCCGTCAGCGCGACAAACCCGCGGCCGTCGGCGAGCATCCCATCGAGCCACACACTCCGCTCGAGCAGGAGGCCGCGCCGCCATTTCGTCACGACGCGCTTATAACGCGACGTTAGGCGCGACGAGCCAAGTACGGACTCAATCTGGCTATGCAGTACCTCCCGACCGTCGGGTAAGAGATCGGGAAACACCTTTCGTAAGAGCTCGACATCGACATCGGTCCTCGGGTTCTTCACGATCTTTGTTCGCACTGTTGCCTCCCGTCCCGGGCCTACGCCCCCTCGCCTCGCCGTGCCACGCCGCGCCCGGCCCCGCCGAGCCGCGCCGTGCCAGGCCTAGCCGCGCCGAACCATGCCGCGCCGGGCCTCGCCAGGCCGAGCCCGGCCGCGCCAGGCCTCGCCCTGCCGAACCATGCCGCGCCGCGCCATGCCGCGCCGCGCCATGCCGCGCCGGGCCTCGCCAGGCAAAGCCATGCCCGGCCTCGCTCATTCGACTACCGCGGTAAACATGCCGTACGGTCCCGGCGTTTTGCCGCCTGGCCGCCAGTCGCCGAGGCCTTTGTACATCCCCGCATGCGTAATGATTTGGCGCAGTACTTCCTCGGTGATTTGCTCGTCCCACACGTGAACGATCCCCGTTGTCGACCACCGGGAAAACATCGGCCGCACGCGAATGTTTTTGCTTTGGCCGATCTTCACTCGCTTCACAAACAGTTCAAATCCGGCTTTCTCGACGGCCTTTTTGTGCGCGGCGAAATTCGTTTCTTTTTGGAGCGCCAGGATCGGCTTGACGGGGATCGGTTTGCCGTCGACGAGTAGCGGCCAGTGTGTACCCTCGACCAGCATTCCGCTTTGTGTTTGCGCCTTGAACGTTTTTCCACTCCGGCCGCCCGGTACGAGTACTTGCGCGCCGCCTTCCATTAACGTCCGCGACAGGTTGTCACTTGGTACCGCGATCCGTTCGCCGTCGTGATACAGGCATCCGAGCCAGCGAAAGGCCGGCGTGCGATCGTCGCCGGGTTTCGAAAATCTCTTATTGGCTGGATCATTTCGCCAGGCGTCCATTTCGTCGGCCCAGTCGATGTTGTCGCAGTGTTGAATCATGGGCATTTTGCCCGTGAGGGTGATCCGGTTGTCCCGCATAGATCCGTCCGTTCTTTCGGGTTGGAGAGTTTGTGATCATCGGCGGCGCTCTAACCACCATTCGAGCACCGGCCCGAGGCAGAAACCCACAAGGGCACAGAGCAGAAGGAAGACAGAGGCCCTCATGGGAGCGGCACCATCGGCCGCGACCGATCAGCCGGCGGCGCTTGCACGTCGACCCGTCGGATCACCCCGTTGTCGGCACGGAGGATCGTGTTATCGACGTACACCTCCTGCCCGGGCGCCACGGGCGGCACTTGGCGCGTCATCGAATACTGAAATTCGATCGCCGGCGGGATCGAGTACTTCACGTCGGTGAGCTCGAGATTTAGGATCCCGTCGACCCAGATCCGCCAGATCCCATCGTTGGCCGTCGGCGTCGAGCTCCACTGATGAAACACGGCGATCTGGTACCAGCGGCCCGCATAGATCGGCGTTTTCGTTTTGTTCGCCAGGATCGGCACGCCGAGCGGGTAGTTTGCGCCGGCGTCGAATTGCAGTTGCCCGCCGATGATCATTTCGTTATTCGTGAACGGACCCGGACAAGCGCCAGTACCGGCGGGATCGGTTTTGCAATAGACGCCGATATAGGCGTCACCCCCTGAGGCCGGAAAAACAAACGAGATTTTTCCACAGCCCGCCGGCGAGCATTCCCAGTTCGGCGTCATGTAGTACGAAAATTCGTAGTAGATCCGCGTGGCGCTCGGGAGCGTATGCCAGAACGTCACCGGCGCCGAATCGCGATCCGTGCCGTCGTAGTTCATGGCAAGCACGTTGACCGGCGAAACCGGCGCCTCTGATCGCTCGGCGATCCGCGGCGGCATGTTGGCGGCGGCGGCGCTTTGCGTCCACTGCCAGCCCTGGCTAGTGAGCTCGTTCCACGCCTGATCGTCGACGAGCGGGATCCGCGCGTAGTCGGGCGGCGGATTCGGCCGGAGCAGTAGGAGCACGACGATCGCCGCGATCACGATCAGCGCCGCGACAAAGGCGCCACAGCACACGGCGCAATTCTGAAACACACCAAAGAGGCCGCCAGGGACAAGAGATCGCGTCGTCATATTGCCGCCTTTGTCATAGTTGGCCCTTGCGGCCGGCGGGAGGTTTCCAGTCGGGAGGTAAGGCGAGATCGGCGCCGCCTTTCGCCGCCATTATCCGCAGACACTTTCGGCACGTTACCCACGCGGCGATCGTCGTCCAATTGCTAAGCGTCGATCGCCGGCCGCACCACACTTCCAAACTGTGCCCGTTGTGAAAATGCAGGAGCGCCGAGGGTTTCATACGGCCGCCTTTTTGATCCGGATCGCCGGGATCGGTCGCCCTTGGAATTGCGTTTCCGTGACGAACAGCCGGATCGTTTTTCCCGCCCAGGCCTCGGTCTTGGTCGATCCCACGATCGCGGCGATCGCGTCGGCGTTTGTGCGATTGAGGATCAGCCCTTTTTTTTTGCCGACGAAATAGAGCACGGGTTTCGACTGTTGCCGTTTGCCGGCGGCCTCGACGGCGACCCGCTCGATCGTGACTGTCACTTCGTGGCCGTCGAGATCGGCGGTTTTGAGAAACTTGGACGGAAAGAGTTGATCGATCTCCGGCATCACCTGGCCGCCGCATGTTGATCGCGGCGTGTCGCGATCGTGTGACACGTTTTGCAGAGAAACCCGACGCGCGCCCGATCGCACACTCGCCGCGGATCGCGTCGCTCCCACGCCTCGAGCGGCGGATCGTGATCGAGCTCGAGCTCGTCGAAGGTTTGCCGCCCTTGGCGCACGCATTCACTCACGTGGGACGGCCACGGCGTGAGGCGCGCGCCGCACTTCGGCACAATCCCGAGGCGTAAGAGCTCCCGCCAGTAGTCCCGGCGAAAGGCAAACCACCGGGCGTCGTAGCCGCGCGCCTGGCGCGATCCGCGCGCGGCATCCTCGACGAGCGCCCGCGCCGATCGATGGATCGCGCACGGCCCGCGGCTTCGTACCGCACAGCCCTTGACCGGGCAAAACGGGATCGGCGCCGTCGGCATCAGTTGGCGGCGGCCTTTGCGCCGTCGGCCGTCCCGAGCGCGATCGCGCCCGGCACCGTGATCACCTTTTCTTCGGCCAGGCGATCCAAGATCACTTGATCGCTTTCGTCGGCCTCGGCGCCGTGGCCGGCGTTTTTGTACCCGTCGCGATAGCCTTGCTTGAGGCCGTTAAGGTACTCGTCGCTTACGGTCTTCTCGAGGTAGTACGGCATGATTGGCTCCCTTCGTCAGTAGCGGCGCCGCGGCACAATCCAGATCAGCAGGATCGCCGTGAGCACCACGATCACCGCCTGTATATCCATACGGCCCCCTTTTTGCGACGATCGCGCCCGTGGTAACTCAGGCCCGCCAAAGTTATTTGGCTCATCGGAGACTCGAGCGTTACCTCGTCGAACAGCACGCCGACGACGATCCGATCGTGTTGATCGCCGCGTTGAGTTACGCGATCGTGCGGCGCTTGCGGCATGCACTGGCCGATCGTTCCGACGCCGAGCTCGATCGCGTGTTGCACGGCCTCACCGCGATCCTTCGTCGTCACGTCCGATTCGTACGACGTTTCGACGACGACGACGGCCCGGCGTGCGTTCATTTGGATCCCATCCCGATCGCCCGCGCGCCGGCGTCCACGCCTGGCGACGTTTCGCGTACGTGAAGGCCGCGAGATCGGCGGCGAGCTTGGCGAGTTCCTCGAGCTCCCGCGCCTCGAGCTCCGTGAGTAACCCGCGCTCGAGTAGCCGCTCCCGCAGATTTGCGGCGGCGGTTGCCAGGCGTACGCTTGGCGGGATCGGTGAGCGTGGCCGGCGTTGTTTCGGGATCGTCATACGTTGCCGCCTTTCGGTAGCGCAGCGCCGCATAGTTCGCGAGATAGGTTCCCAGATGCGTAAAGGCCTCCCGTTGCCCTTGCGCCCGCAGATCAAACGTGCTCGAGGGAATCGCCGCCAGGCAGATCGCGATCTCGGCCTGTAGCGTCTCGAGTCGGATCGTTTTCGGCCGTCGCATCCGGCGCCCTACTGCTTAACACTCCCGTTTTGCGGAGGCCCAGGCGGCCCGGTTAGTACCGTCGGATCACCGGCGTCGAAAGGGATCGAGCTCGCCTCCCCGTCTTGCCGTTGCGTCGTTTCGGTCCCGTCGGCCGCCAGTGTGAAATTCCACGGCGTGATCACCACGGTATGCGCGCCGCGCGAGACGCCTTGCGACGTTCGAAACGAATACGGCAGAAACCCGGCGCGCGGCGTCCCGGCCGGACAGGGAGCGCCGGCGCTCGGTTTGCCAATGTCCTGGCGCATCGTCGAATCGATTTGTAGATAAAACCCGTTATGTCGGTTCGGTACCGGCGTCGGATTCGTTGGGCTGAAGGGCACCGTCGGCGCCATCAGCCACGCGACCGTAAATGGCGCGCCACTTGTCACCGTGTAGGGCGGCGCCGCCGCGACGCACGGATCGACGGGCGTTGCTTGCGGTTGCGGCTTCGCCGTCGCCGGCTTCGTTTGCGCGCCGACGCCGGACCCGGCCAGCATCAGCAGGATCGCGATCAGGATCATTCGCATCGGTCAGACCTTCCCGTAATAGTTGCGCGCCGGCCGGCCGATCCCAAGTACCTCGAGGCTTTGTACGTCGGTGAGGATCTCGACCTTCACACCATGCGCCGCCAAGATTTCGTGTACCTCCCGCTCCCGCGGCGTCAGCGTATAGCGACCCGTCGGGCTCGGCACCTTGCACTCGACCGGCACGATCCGCCCGTGCCCCACGATCAAACCGTCGACGCCGAGATCGCCCTGTGAGGCATCCCAGAACCAGTTGCCCGACCACTTGAGCGCCTCGACGATCGCCGCGTGGTTGCCGTCCTGGCGCCGGCCGTAGCGGCTCACGGCCGCCCTCGTTCCTGCCACTTGCGCCGGAGCTTGCGGATCCTGATCTTGAGCTCGGCGAATTGCTCGAGAAAAAGACCGAGGCGCGCGAGATCCATCACGAGGGTTGTTTCCCCGCGGCCGGCCGCAATAAGAGCTCGAGCTCTGCGTACGTTTCCGGATCCATTTCGAACTTGAGGCCGCCGCATTCGTTGCCGATCGCTATGGCGCATTTGAAACACACCCGGTTTTCGGCCGTCACGAGTTTGGCCGTGTGCGGCCGAAAGTAAATCACGGCCGAGCAGCGCGCGCACGTCCCGCGCATGTCGTCGGCGAAACCCGACACGTACGAACAGATCCCGATCGTCGGTAGACGGTTGATCATGGCGTCCGGCTTTCGTCATTCTGTCGCCGGCGGAATTCCCGCGCCGCCGGACAGGTCGCAAAGTGGGAGCTCGAGGCGTCGATCACGACGACCTTCGCGCCGTCGAGGCGTTCGTATTCCGCGCGCACGACGAGCGGCGCCGTGATCGGCATTTGTCGGCCGTTGCGCGTCCTCACCCACTCGATCACGGCGCCGCATTCTTCAGCCCGACAGCGGCTCATCTTCGGAGGGTTGCTCCGCACTACTTCAACGGTCATCGTCATGCGGATCCCCGTCGCCGTCGTCGAGGCGCCAGGCCGGCCGGGCTCGCCTCGGCCTTCACCATGCGAAACCGATCGATCGCTTCGTGTAACAAATCCCACGAATAGGCCTCGGCCAAAATGTGAGCGCGCGCCGTGTCGGCCTCACGTAGTACCGCCTTCAACTGATCCTTCAACTGATCTCTTTGGTACAACTGATCTTCAACTGATCGGAAACCTTGAGTGTCGGCGTCACTTTTCCACAGCTTTTCCACAGGTTTTCCACCGGGTTTTGCACACGTCGAGCTCGGCGTCCATTGACGGAGATCGACCGCGGTTCGAAACACCCGCCGGGAGGCCGCGGCGCCGGACTCGAGCGCGATCACCTTTTCGCGCAAGGCCTCGTCGATCGCCGCCTCGACGAGCTCGGGCGGCCGCCGGCACTCGGCCGCCAGGGTTGCGACACTGGGAAACATCCGACGCCCGCGTATATCCGCGTAGTTGAACAGCCGGAACAGCACGACGCGCGCCTCGGCGGCGTCGATCCTGGCGAAACCGATCTCGGTGAGGTAGTCGAAGATGCGAAACGACACAGGCGTACTCCTCCCCCGTCCGGAGGCGTTTGTTTTCCTCGAGCTCGAGCTCAGGCCGTCTTACGGCGAGCTCGCCGCGGCGCGACGACGCGCGGCGCTCGAGATGTGGCGGCCACGGCCCGATCGGGAAGGCTTGACAGGCGATCGAAATGCCGTTGCACGTCCGTACGTAACCATCGATAGGGCGGCCCTTCAAAGGGCGGCGGTTGGAATTTTTTGTTTTTCAAGTCGCGGAGGATCGTGGATTTCCCCCGGCGGTAGATCGTGACTACATCATCGAGCGTGAGCACAAACGGCAAACTTTCGAACGTCGTGATCGGTGTCGACATTAGCTAACCCCTGTTACGACGACGACGGCGCCGGCGACGCCGACAAACAATCCGCGCCGTGGGATTCGGCACGGGAGGCGAGTTGTGAGGCCCATTAGGAACCATATGAAACACCTGATGCAAGCACAGCACTTTCGATACATAGGAAAGCATCATTCGAGCTCAGATAGAGATTCATAGGATTTAATCACTCGAGCTCAGAAGTGATATAGACTCTCCAACGGTAGCGTTTCGCTATTAGCTAGGAGCGTTTATGGACGCACGGCCTCGAGTCGCGGCAGATAGGCCCGCCGCCGACCCCGTAGAAACACCCTCCGGCAAATTCCGCGTACCCTCCGATCAATTCCGTACGACTAAGACCCAACGAAAACGCCGAGGCTATGATCGGCGCTTTACGCCGCGCTCCCAGGTCAAACTACAAACGGTACTTACTCGATCGAATTCCCCCCACGCTATGGCGCCGGGTTCAGCGCCAGGCGCGCCGAGAGTCGATCTCGATCCGCGCCTTGCTTCTCTGCTTTGTCTCCGCTTGGTCTAAAGGCAAGGGGGGATTATGAGTCGGGCCAATGGGCGCCGCGTGCGCGTCGCCGTGGGAATCTACGAGGATCGGTACGGGCTCTCGGCCGTCGTCACCGTTGCCGGCTTCGCCCAGGAAGAAAAACGCTTTCCGTTAGGGACTCATTTCGACGCGATCGAGGCCTGGCGCCTCGAGCGCCGCGCCGAGCTTCTCAAACATCCCGATCGCCCCGAGCGCGTCGCGGCCTCCCGCCGCGGATCGCTCGCCGGCGACGTTCCGCGGTTTCTCGACAGCTTGCCCGAGGGATCGCGGAAAACCGATTTCGCCGGACACCTGGCGCAATGGACGGCCACGAGACTCGGCGATTTGCCGCGCGGCGAGATCACCCATAGCGACGTACTAACCGAGCTCGCCACGTGGCAAAACGCCGGCCTTGCCTCGAGCTCGCTCAATCATCGCGTGCGCGCCTTGCGCGAGTTGTACCGATCGCTCGATCCCGGCGCCAGTCACCCGACCGACGGGATCAAGCGCCGCAAAGATCCGCCGGCCCAGGCGCGCGGAATCCCGCTCGAATTCGTCGCGCTCATCCTGGCGCAAATGCCCGATCGCGGCCAGGCGATCCGCGACGCCAAACGATCGACCGTGAGCCATACCAAGATCCGCCTTCGAGTCGAGGCCTATACCGGCCTGTCGCATAAGTCGCTCGTTCGGCTCGAGGCGCGCCACTTCAGGCGCGGGAAACTCCACATGCAAGCACGGTCCAAAGGCGCCGGCGTCGACGATCAATGGATCGATTTGCTCCCGCCGGCCGTCGAGGCGTTAACCGACTACGGCCGCGAAAAATTGTGGGGAAAACCGTTTTCGCGATCCTCGGTCCATAAGTCGTGGCGCCGGGCGATTGATAACGCGATCCGGTTCCTGGCGAAAGAGGCCGCCGACACTGGCGACCGGACCCGCCTCGAGTTGTTCACTGAGGCGATCCCGACAAATTGCCGGCCGTACGATCTCCGGCATTCGTTTCTAACCGAGGCCTACCGGCGCACCGGCGATTTACAGGCCGTCGCCGATCTCGGCCAGCATGCAAACCTGCAAACGACCCGGCGCTATACCAAAGGCGCCGTAGCCGAGCGCGTCGCCGCGGCGATCGCTAAGATGTCGGAACGGTGGGCCGTGCCCGCGTCGCCGGGATCGGCGCCCGTCCCGCCGGCACCGGCAAAGCGTCGTCGCGGGTTGCGGCTCATCGTTCGGGATTCGGCGTAATGCTCGGCCCCGGCAAATACGATCGGCACTGCACGCGGGTACGTGAGCAAACCACGGCCCGCGGCGTGCTTCTGATCGTCATCAGCGGCGCCGACGGTAGCGGGTTCAGTTGCCAGGCCGATCCGGAAATTCTCTTGACCCTTCCCGAGATCCTCGAGCAAGTCGCCGCCGAGATCCGCCGGGACGGCCCGTTCGGCAAATGAATCTCGAGGCGTTCGTGCGGTCGCTCTCGGATCTCGAGCTCGTCAAACTCCAACACGAGGCGCGCGCCGTCGACGACGGCCCATTGCTCCGGATCGTGTTGGCCGAGTTGCAGCGGCGCGCGCGCGGCTCGAAATGACCAGACTCCCCGTCCACTGTTGCTGTGATCCGGCCAGGCGCCTCGGATGGGTGAGCGTGCCGATCGCGCGTGTCGGCCCGATCTCGTTCTCCGAGCTCGTCGACGTAACCGGATGGAATGACAGCCTATCGGCCGCGTTGCCGGCGTTTAGGCGCCTTGATACGGAGATCGCGCGCCTCCGCCTCCCGATCCTGAAGGCCGAGCACTACGTTTGCCCGCACGGCAAAACGCATTCGACGATCCCCGTCCATACGGCTTTCGTCGCCGTCAAAAGCGCGGATCGCGACCTGGCGACCTGGCGCCGTGTACCCGGCTTTTCGGAACGTCGCCCGCCCCGATTTCAGGATTGAAATTTGCCCCAGGTTCAAAGATCTCGAGGCCGGTAAGGGTGAGGCCTCACTTTCCGATCGTTTGCGTTTATAGCGCCCGCCAGGCCCATCTACGAGGATCGGCCGTTTGCATCAGTTAGGGGAATTGTAAAATTTCGAGTTGTCCCGTTTTGAGGCTTGACAGGCCGAAAAACCGTGCTATCGGACCCGCCGAGCTCGAGGCCGCTCGAGGCGCCGTGTATTGCGTTGCGACACGCCGGCGCGATTCGGGCTCCATTCCGCGACACCCAAACGTCACCGAAACGCCACTCAAACGACGGCCGGCCAGGTCGTTGACCGCACCGGTCAGACGCCCGGCCGATTACAGATTTGTGATCTTCTACCAAGTGACTTCTACCAAGTGACTTTGGAAAACGTGAGGATTTGCTAGGAGTTTTGGAGAGGCCTGAAAAGGCCCCCACTTGGTAGAGACTGGCGCACATTTGGCGAAACCGCGCGTTTTTGTTCGGAAAATGTGGCGCGCCCGGCACGATTTGAACGTGCGACCCCCGGCTTAGAAGGCCGGGAATCGCATCCGTAACTCGTTGATTTGGCTCACGTTTGCCGTTCTTCCAAGTGACTTCTACCAAGTGACACGGCCACGGGTGAGCAAACGCGAGCACTTTTGACACGTCGCGGCAGACGGGGAGAAACAGGAAGTTAGCCCGGCCGTGGCCGTCATCATCCTAATAATTTTCCTAATCCCAGGCCGGTTAAGTCGGCGCCGGCGCCGATAACTCGAGCGCCACGGCGCAGCGTTGCCCGTGGCTACACAAGGCCTCGATCGTGCGAGCTCCCGATCCCGGCGTTGCCAGCGCCGCCAGACAGGATCCGGACCCATGCGACAGATCGCCGCCTTCACGATCGTGAGTTTGCTTCTCGGGAGTTTGCCGGCGTCGGCGCAGAGCGCCCCGACGACCAAGCCACGCAATCCAAACATGGGACTCGCCGGCCTCATCGTTGCCGGCGCCGGGATCGGCCTGGCGCTCCCGACCGGCGACACGTACGAGATCCTCGGCGATCGGTTTTGCGTGACTCAGCGCGCCGTCGACTATGGCGCGTGCTCGGTGAGCTCGGCCCGCCGGCGGGTTGGCTTGTTCATGCTCGCCGCCGGCGGCGCTATGTCGGCCTTTGGATTCAGTCGCGTGCGGATCAGCCCGACATACAAAGGCGCCACGGCGACCGTCACGGTCGCTTGGTAGAGCGGCATAATTACGAAAGGGGATCGTAGAGCTGCGCTGGCGCGAGCGTGCTCGCAGCCGGAATGATCAACCGGCCCAGGGCGAGACGATCGGTTCGATTCCGGTTACGGTCCCTTAATCCCAGGGCGGCCCGCGGCGCCCGCCGGCGATCAGCGCCAGGCAGGCGAGCAGCGCGACGACGGCCAGAAACCGGAGGCCGGCCGCCCAGTCCATCGGATCACCACGGCCACGGCCGGAGCTCCGGCAGACGATAGCCAGGCGGGAGCTTCCCAAAGCGCGGCCGGCGCACCGTCGGCGGCGCCGCCACGATCGCGTGATCGAATTGGTAGTCACACGTCGCCGGCCGCGAATGACTGCAACAGCCGCCGTATGTCGGGCTCAGTTGGAACATATCGAAGGCCCAGGCGTTCGGCACCAAATCGGCGTAGTCACCCGTCAGGCGCCCGTCAATCCACCATCGGATCACGTGGCCGTCGAGATCCATGTACCACTCGAGTTGATGCCAGGCGCCGAGCTCCACCGGCGTTTGATCGCGGTTCGGCGAGCGTTGATAGTACGGATGCGCGGGATCGTCCGTCGGCAAGTACTCCGGCATCACGCACACGTGGCGGCCGGGATCGAGGATGCAAAAGGCCTGGCCGCCGGCGCCGCCGCCGCCATTGAACATAAACGCGATCTTGGTTCCGACGCCGTTCGTAAGATCGAAATTGGCGCTCGGTTTCCACCACATGCCCGCGTACAGCTTTCGCACGCCGAGCGCGCCGCCCCATGATAGGTACGCGGTCGCCGGCGCGATCCCTTCCTTCATCCCTTCCGGATAGCTAAACCGATACACGGCGCTCGGTGAGCTCGGCGCGTGCGCGTCGTCGACGCATTCGACAAACCCGTACGGGCTCCCGGCGTAGCTACTCCCGTCGTTCGGCCAGGTCGCCCCGGGCACGTGGTTGTACACGCAGCGCCATCCATCCGACCCGGGGATCGGTTCGTCGACGTACGGCTCCCCGTGCTCCGGCACGGCCGGCGCGCCGGCACAGTTCCACTCGTTGACCTCCGTAAACCCGGCCGGCTTGTTCGGCCAGTCGTGATCGGGCTCGGGCTCGGGCGGCGGCGTGTCGCCGGCCTCCCCGAGCAAATGCACCGTGAGCGCGTCGCCCGGTTGCAGCTTGAGCGTGAGATCGGTCATTGGGCGCCGCCTTTCGCGCCGCGCGCCGGCGCGCTCACCGGGTAGACACCCGTCAGCACAAACGCCGCGCCGTCGAGTAGATCGGCGTCGGTGATCGGCACGACGGCCGGCGCGTCGAGTTGCCCCCACGTGATCGCGCCGGAATCCTGCACGATCGCGCGCATGTCGGCCGCCGGCAGACCCGCCCGCCAGACCTGGCCGATCGGCAGCGCCTCGAGCGGCGAAAACGGCTTGAGACTTTGCGGGAGGCCGCCGATCGCGAATTCGCCGTGCGCCGTCGATCCCTTCTGATCGATCGCGACCGTCAGCCAGGCGTGAACAAACCCGCCGATGATCTGGTACTGGCCGGCCGTTTCCGGAAACAGCACGATCCCATCGCTCGACCCGCCAAACGTGACGACGGGCGTAAACCTCTCGAGCACGCCGGCGCCGCCGCCGCCGTCGGGAAGTTCACTACTCGGCGTGTCGCTCTTAAGCACGTAATCGCCGCACCAATCGCCCGCGTAACAGAGCGGCCACGGCCGCGGCTTGCCAATGTTGATCCGCGCCGTTTCGCCCTCGGGAGGATTGACTCGGCAATACCCCGACGGGTAGTCAGTGATGAGAAAAAACCGGCACGTTTCGCACTTTTCGCCGGCCGGCCCCGGCTCCCGCGGCGTGATCTCTCGTCGCATACACAGCCCCCTTTATCGTTTCCCCTTCCGCTTGAGCACCGATTCGAGGCGTTCGCGCTTTCGCAGACTCGCCGCCGAGATCGGTTTCTCGACGATCGCCGGCGGCCGCTCGATCGCCTCCGGTTGCGTGACGGAATCCGGCACGGCCGCCGCCACGGCCGGCGTCGTCGCGTCGACGAGCGCCGATACGTCGACCGCACGGATCCGGAGTCGCCGTGTGCCAGGCCCGACGGTGATTTCCTCGAGTTGACAGAGCGTCTCGGCGCGCACGGCCCCGAGGCCGGCATAGTGCTTAACGACGACGTACTCCCCGAGCTCCCGCGTGATCAGGTCGCCGAGGTTTGTTTCGAACACGAGTACGCGCGGCGGATCGCCGATCCGTTGCACTTCGTGTTCGGCGACGTTCTTTGCCTGATCGCTATCGGTGAGAAACCAGTATTCCCGCGGCGTCCCGGGAATGCCCTCCGGCCGGCCGTAATCGGCGCCCAGGTCGACATTTTCGGCGTCCCGATAGATTGTCCATTCCCCCGTGACGTAGTTAGGAGAGGCGTAGAACGGGACTCGCGTTGCTTGCACCGTCCATCCCATTTCGATCGCGAAAGTTCCCTCGAGCACGTCGAGCACGTCGTCGACGACGGGCGCCGCCTCGAGATCGGTTGTCGTCGGATCGGTCATCACGATAAAGAGCTCGCCGTACCGGGTAACGCCGAATCGCGCATCGGCCGATAAATTCCACCGGCCGATCCATTGGCGCACCGATAGGCGATCGCCGGCCGTGGCGCCGAGGATTGCGGCGCCGAGGTAGCCGTCGGGCGGATAGCGCGCCAGGCCTTGCGCTTTCGCCGTCGCGAAACTCGCCTCGAGTACGACATTGACCGTCCGATCGAACAGATCCCACTCCGGATTATCCAAAGGCCCGCCCGTCAAATAGCCGTCAGGGTTCGCCACGTAGTTGATCAGAAAGTGTTGATATTGATCGGCGATCGCCGTGATCAAAGCGCCGTCGTCGTCGCCGGTATCGGTCCATCCCGTAACGTTCACCGTGAGCGCGCTCGACCCTTGCGCCGCCAGATCGGCCGGCCGCTCGTCGGCCGTCGGCCCGCCGTCGAGGCTTATATCGTCGAGGCTCACCGTGATTTCGTCGCTTCCCTCTTTTCGGATCAGCAGGTAGTCGGCGCGATCGCCCGAGCTCGTCGCAAAGTCGGCGATCGGGATCGTGATTAGCTGCCAGGTTGTGACGTTGGTTTCGTCAAACCCGTACACCCCATCGACGAGTACGACCGTCGATCCCACGATCAACGGCGTCGGCCCGACAAGCCACTCGATTTGGATCTCCACGCCGACCGGCCAGAAGGCCGTCCCGTTCAGTACCCAGATCAGGAGGTTGTCGTAATCCTCGAGCAGATAGCCGCGCGGCACGGCGACGCCAGGCGGCCCCGTCACGCCGAAATGCCCGCGTATGAGCTCGCCGATCCGCAAGTCGACGCCTTCGAGGCAATGATCCCCACTGTGCGGCGTCGTCGTGCCGTTTACGTCCCATCGCACGTCGACGCCGGGCGGCATGCCGCCGAGCGGGTAACTCGCGAGCCAGGTTTCGAACGTCTCGGCGCCGGCGCCGGCGTTTTCGGCGTAGAGCACGGGATCGGTGAGCGCGCCAGGCGTGCCCACTTTGCCGCGGATCAACGTGTAGCGTTTGCCGAAAAAATCCTCATAGGCCGGCCCGCTCATGCCCGGGATCGTCCAGTCGATCCCGTCGAGGCCGAGCACCGAAACCCCGTCGAGAAAAACATCCGTCACCGCCGCATAATGCCCGGCAACCATCCACACGTGATCGGTCCCGTCCTCGATCCCCAGGTAGATCGGCGCAAACGCCCCGCCCTCCCGTCGGTGCGTCCCGTAGATGATCGGATCAGGATGCCCGCTCACTTGCTCGTTGACCGATCCGAGCACGTCGTCCCACTCCGACACGTCGATCACTCGTTGCGGGATCAAATGTTCGTCGTTGAGCATGCCGTGCCCGACGGCATCCTCGAGTAAGAGCTCGATCGACAGCGGCGCCGCCGGATCCGCCCGGCGTAGCGGCCCGACAAACACGGTCAGCGGCTCGCCGAGCGCCGCCCGTACCGGCCGCGTCACCATGCGCAAAATAAAATTGCCGTTCGTCCAGAAACGATCGGTGTCACTGGTGAGCATCACCCGAAAGATCCGGTCATAGTCGGAGAGGCGCAGATCGAAGGCCGATCCTTGCCAGTCGCCCGTCCGCGGTTCGCTCAGTGTGCGCGCGGCCTGGCCCCACCTTTCGACCCGCGCTTGCTTGAAACCCTTGTAGTAGGCCGGCGGATCCTGCAAGTCCCAATCGCTATACGCGACGATCTCGGGGATCGGTCCCGAGGCGATCGCCTCGACGACGGGCTCGGGCCATTCAATCCATGCGAGCCATCCCGGGTTAAGCGTTTCCTCGACGAGCTCGGGCGGCGCCGGCACAAGGATCTCGACGGCCTCTTGCGTTACATCCGTCGTCGTCGCGCGCGCGTTATAGAGCTCGGCGGCCTCTTGTGTCACCCGCGCCGCCGCGGCGCCGGCGTTGGCGATCTCGACGGCCGCTTGTGTCGTACCCGCCAGCGCGGCGCCGGCGTTCGCGACCTCGACGGCCTCTTGTGTGACCTGGCCGGCGATCGCCGCGGAGGTTCCGAGCAATTCGATCGCGTCCTGACTCACCCGCGCCGCGGCCGCGGCCGGCGGCGCCGACCCGCCGAGCAATTCGATCGCGGCCTGACTCACCCGCGCCGCGGCGGCGGCCGCCGGCGTCGACCCGCCGAGCAATTCGATCGCGGCCTGACTCACTCGAGCGGTCGGTACGCCGACCGAGAGGATCTCGATCGCGTCCTGACTCACCCGCGCGGCCGGCGGCCCGGCCGCCGCCGCTAGGAGCATGATCCCGAGCGTGCGGTCGCCGGCGGCCGTTATGTCGCACGAACAGCGCGCGGCGATCCGTGTGCTCGAGGCGATATAGGTCGGAAATGTGTAATGCCGCCAGCCCGAATAGATCGCGTAACTCCCCGATCCCGTGCTGTAGCGGAGATCGGGAATCAGGACCGTTTCGGCGCCCGCGGCTCCCGTCGCCAGGTCGAAGGCGAATTGCGCGGCCGTCATCACGCCGCCGCCGCCGGCGCGCATCATGATCGCGATCTGTTGCGCGATCGCACTCGTCGACGAGGTGATCTCGGCGTAACTCCCCTTTGTGTTCGCGCTCCCGCCGGCGTCGACCGTCACCGGCGACGTTGAGGCCGTCGTCGCGCCGTACGTCACCGGCGCCGTTGCGCCCGCCGTGGCGCCGGCACTCGCGAGAAACAGCCCGATCCGATCAACGAGACTGCCAGACCCGGCGCCGGTTTGGCTCCGGAGCGCGACGCGCGTTGAGCTCCCGATCGCGACGAAAAACTCGATCACGCACATCAGGGCGTACGGCGAGAACGTCACCCAATAGCCACTCGTAAACAGATTCGACAGGAGCACGACCTCCGATCCGGCCGCCCCGGTCGCCAGGTCGTACATGCGGTTGATGGTTGAATCGCTCCCGCCGTCGTGGCGCATCGGTTGGACGCGCGCGTAATTCGAGGCAAACGAGGTTGCGCTCGTTACTTCGGCATAACTCCCTTTGGCGTTGTTCGAGGCCGAGGCCGTGACGTTCACGGCGTAACTACTCGAGCTCGTTGGGAAACTCGCGTAACTCAGGCCGCTCGAGGATTGCGGGTAGTGACTATCGGTCGCATTGGCGCCGGTGTAGAGCGCCACGTCGAGCAGGCGATCGGTTGCGTCGGTGATCGAGCTCTGCGTACGCACGGCGACGCGCGTACTTGCCGCGATGTAGGTTAAGAGCGTGAGATAGCGCCAGCCGGGCGCCGGGTAGACTTCGCCGACGTTCCACAGCAGATCGGGAATGAGTACGACCTCGGCGCCGCCGGCCCCGGTCGCTACGTCCATTTTCCACTCTGAGTCGCGCGGCCCGGTCCCGGCGCCAGACGTAGCGTTAGCGTCGAGCGTCACGCCGATCGTCAGGGATTGAACGATCGCGCTCGTCGACGAGCTCAGTTGTGCATAGCTGCCTTTTGTGTTGGCGCTCCCGCCGGGATCGACACTCGTTCCGCCACTGTCGCCGGTATTGCTTCCGTAGGTTGTGATCGAGCTCAGGCCGGCGAGCGTCCCACCCTTGATCAGTGTGATCGCGGCAAACAACGTGCTCGATCCCGTCGAGGATTGAATGCGCGCCGCGATCCGTGTGCCACTGGTGATCGCGATCGCGATCGCCATGCGCGCTTGGCCCGGGTGAGACGACAGCGCGCTAATCCCCTCGGCGAGCAGATTCGAGAGGATCACGGCCTCGGCGCCCGCGGCGCCCGTCGACACGTCGATCAAGTAGCGGCGCGCGGCCGCGTTCGTGCGGAAAATGTGAAACAGGATCGAGTTACACGTGAAACTCGACGACGAGGCGAGCTCCGTATAACTGCCTTTTGTGTTGGCTGATCCGCTCGCCGTGAGCGTGACGCCAGGCGCCGACGGCCCTACCGGATAGGTGATGTAATTCCGTTCCGAGGCGTCGGCCGGGTAGTAGCCCATCGTCTACGCCCGTTTCACAAACGCGCGGCGCCGCGGATCCCATTGATCGTCGTCAGCCGGCGGCCCCGGGAGCGCGACGAGCTCGAGGCCGCCGGCCGTGAGCACCGATGCCGGCGCGATCCCGTGCTTGGTCCCGCAGTCCGGACAATGACCGGCCGCGCGGCATGTGGCCGCGCGCGCGGGATCGCCGCAATGCTCACAGTTTGGCCGGCCCTCGGGACACTCCCGCGCCGCCACGGTATGCAGGTCGCCGACGGCGCGCAGCGGCCCGAGGCGCGCGGCGAGCTCCCGCGCGGCGCGTTTCTGTGCGCCGGGATCGTCCTGTAAATCCGGCGGGAGGTTATGGCGCAGACTTCGGGCGATCTCGGCGTTTCTGTGTTTGGTGGGATCGGTGATCACGAGCGCATAATGCGGCATTGGCGTTGCTCCTAGTCCACAAGGGCGACCGCACTAGCGATAGGTTTTAGGCCGTCCGCTTGTAACCAAATTCCGCGGCGTTAAAGTCGCTTTCGGTCCATTGCGCCGAGGTTCCCGGGTTTGTCGCGTTGATCGCCAGGCCGTAGCCGTACGTCGTCGCCGGCGAAATGTCGCTCCCGACGTAATCAGTCGACGAATGCCGCACGACGGGCGCCACGGTACACGTCCCGGCGTCGGTTTTTTTCATGCTCAGGCAATGTTGCACGCCGAAGATCGAGGCGCCGGCCACAGGCGCATCCCCGACGACGAATGTATCGGTCAGAGGCGAGCTCGCCGCGGCGTTGTACGTCGAGTCGTCATCGGGCGCCGTGTCGTCGACGTTTTGATAATTGCTCCCGGCGCTCGGCGTAAACCCGCTTGAGTTGCCGGCGGCCGTCGGATAGACCGCATCGACGCGACAATCCCCGAGAAACGCATTCCACGGTGAGGATCCGCTCCCGTCGGGCACGTACAGATCGTCAAAGTCGATCTCGTTGCTCGAGTTGCTCGTCGCGCCGGTTTCGTGCCCGATCCGGAGCGCGGTCCATTGCGCCGTGCCCGTGTTGCGCGTGTTTTGCCCGGTGAGCGCGAGCACCGATACCCCATTGACCTTGAGATCGACCGTGCCCGCCGAGGCGTGAATCAATACTTTGAGCTCGACATAGGCGTACGTGTTCGCGACGAGCGCCGCCGCGGCCGTCGTGCCGAGCGTGGTACCGCCGGAGAAGGCGCCGCGCACGACGCGCAATTTGAGATCGCTCATGAGCAGGAGTTGCACTTGCGGCGTTGATCCGTCGTAGATCGAGACGATCGCCGCGCCCCCACTATCGGCCGGCGCCGCGTCGACGCGCACCGCGCCGCCGACGATCGCCGTGGCGTCGCCGGGCGTCAGGCTCTTGACCAGTTGCGCCGCCGAGGCGCCGAGGCCCGAGTACACCGTCCGATACGAGGCCGAACTATGGCGCCCGTTGCCGGCACTGATCGCGTTCGTGCCAAACGTCACGGCGCTCGAGCTCCACTTTTCCGCCAAATCGGCCGTCACGTAGTGATCGAAAGAGTCGATATAGAGCAGCGCCATGATCAGATCACTTTCTTCACGCCAAACTCGTTCGCGTTGATCTCGCTTTCGGTAAACTTCGCGCTCGTCGCCGGGTTGAGATCCATTGGTTGCATCACGTAACGGTCGTAATCCTCCGACGCCACACCTTGCGTCGGCCCCACGTAATTGACGCCGCCTTGCCGATAGACCGGCGCGATCGCCGCGCTCCCGGTCGCCGCCTTGCGCGCCAGGATGTTGACGTGTACGCCATTGACCACGGATCCGGCCGGGAGGTTTTCGAAGTTGTAGGAGTCGATCGTGTTGGGCGCCGTCGTCGAGTTGTACGTCGCGTCGTCGTCGGCCGCGGCGTCGTCGTCGACGTTTTGATAATTGCTCCCGGCGCTCGGCGTCCATGCGCTTGCAGCGCCGGCGGCGTTCGGGCGGATCGTTTCGATCGTTCCGTCGCCGAGAAAGTCGCTTACGTCGTCGGCGTCGGCACTCTCGAGATCGGCCAGGTAGAGATCGGCCATGCGAAGCGTGAGCAGCGGCGTTGCCTGTGACGTGATCCCGAGGATCTTGATCCCGTTCCACACGCCGAGAGAATTAAAGAGCAATTCGTTTTCGGTGATCGTCCCGGTGTAGTCGAGCACCGTTGACCCATTCACCCGGATCTCGAACGATCCGCCGTCGAGATCCCATTTGAATTCGAGATAGGCCCACGATCCGCCGGCGATCCCGCCGACCGAATGCGCGAGGATCGTTGCGCCCGAACTATTCTCGGCGCTCCCAATGTTTTGAATCAGTGTGAAGGTTCCCGCCGGGTTGAGATTGACCCGGCAGTGATAGCTTGCGCCCTCGGCGATCTTGATTAGCGTCGAGTTGTACGCGATCGAACTATCGGCGAGCGCCTCGAGATCGTCGACCTTCAACGCAAACCCGGCCACGCCGCTCGTTTTCGGCGTCCACACTCCCGAGCGCGTCATCAGCGGCGCGATCGTGAGCATTGCCGATTCGCCGGAGAAGGCCGAGGCCGAAACCCGCTTGAGGCAATGACCGAAACGCCCGTCAGTTGCTACCGTCCACGTCGTAGCCGTATCCGTGAGCGTCGAGTACTTGCGCGCGATTTGCGCGCTCGAGTAATGCGCCTGGCCGTCCATAAAGAGCAGCATCGATCCCCCCGTTACGGCCAGGGAAGGCCGCGGCTTACTTCCTTCACCTGTACGCGAAACAGTTGCACGTACCCGCCGCCGACGGCCGGCACGTCGAGGCGTCGGAGACTGGCGCGATCAGACCATCGGACTAGATACACGTCGTTTTCATCTTCAAACGGCCACAGGAGCCAGGCCTCCGAGCGCCCGCGCGTCGAGCGCCGGAGCGTCAAAAATTGCTCGGCGCCTTCCGGCCTGAGTAGCATTTCGCCGGTGAGCTCCCGGCGCTTGTTGCCCACTTCGTAGATCGTTTCGACGCCGAGCTCAGTAGCCATTTCGACGATCCCGTAATCCTCATCTTCCGTGACGCCCCATCGAACAGACGTAGCGTTATCCTCGAAACTCCGGAGCGCGCCGAGCAGCATGAGCCGGCCCACGGCGACCGGAACGGAATTTGTGCCCGCGATTCGGAGGCGCCAAAACGCATAGCTCGGCGCGCCGACGAGCTCGAGGATCGGCGAGATTGAAGCGCCGTCTTCATGCGGTCCCGGGATCGCGATCGTTTGCGAGAAGGCCGGCGCTCCCCACGTGTCGGCGGTATTGCCCTCGATCATCGTGAGTACGCCGGCGTCGAGTTGCGGGTAAATGAGCGCCACGGCGACCGGCGCGATCGGCGCCGCGAATTCGAGTACCCACGTGCCACTCGTCGTCGTCAGCTTGGCCGGGTGAGCAGGATTCGGATCGATCAGCAGATCGGCCGGGTAGCCGGCATCTTCGGCGCTTGCCGTCACGGCGATCGCCGTCGGCGCCAGGTCATCGGCCGGCAGCGCGTACCACATTAGCCGACACCCGCGATCGTCGTTCGCAAACCCGATTGATTGAAGGCGATCGCATCCTTCAAGCGCGGAATGATCTCCGTGCGAAAGGCATCATTCAGATCGGCCCGGTCCCAGGCCTGGATCGAGAGGTTCATGTTGATCGTTCCGCCGCCGGCGGCCAGGGCGGCGGCCGGACTCGGGATCGCCGTCGGCGCGATCGCCGCGGGCGCCGGGAGCGTCGCCGAGCTCGCCGCCAGTGACAGAGCCGGGAGCGGCGTCCGGCCCGCGGCGCCGAGCTCAGGGAGCGGCATCCGTTGCCGGCCGCCCATTTGCGGACTCGGGACACCACGGCGCGCGAGTAGGGTTTCGATATTGGTTACGGCCGTCGTAAAGGCCTTCATCGTTTGCGCGTGCGCGAGCGCCGCAAACAGCCGGCCGCCGCCAGGTTCGCCGGTGAGTCGCGTTAAGAGCGCCGCCAGGTTCGCAAACCCAGAACCCTCACCCGTGCCCGGCGGCCCCCACTTCGCCAGGTAGCGATCGCGCGCCGGGTTCACTTGCACGCCTTCCTCGCCGCCGCGAAACCATCCCTTTTTGGTGATCCCCCACGTGAGCAGCGCGCCGGCCGCCACTCCCCACGTGATCGGATTCGAGGCGAGCGCCAGTAGTGACCCGCCAAACCCGGCGCCGCCCGCCGCCGCCCCGCCCGCCGCGGTTCCCCCGCCGGCGCCGCCGAGCGTCCATCCGAGAGAGGCCGCGTTTGCCGCACCGGCGGCGCTACTCACCGCGGGCGCCACGCCAAACGCCGCGCCGCCGCCTACAAGCGCGCCTATCGCGCTCGAGGCGCCGCCGGTGATCAAGTTCCCAAAGGCCGCCGCAAAAGCGCCCTGTTGCCCGCGTAGCGCGCCGAGAAGGCCTCTCAGAAACGACCCGATAAACTCGTTGAGGATCGACGAAAGAATGTTGCTGATCGCGCGTTGGATCGAGCGCCAGATTTCGATAAACGTCTCTTTGAAACCGCGCGTACCCGTGAGCATGTCGCCGAGCGCGTCAGACCACGATCGCACCATCCCGCGGCCGGCATCCTCGAGCACCTCGGGGAATTCCCGATCCCAAAATGTGAGTAACCCTTTTTGTGCGAGCTTTTGCGCGTCGATCATCCGTTTGTACGCCGCCACGGCTTGCGGCGCGTTTTTCCCGACGGCGCGCACGATCACGGCATAGTCGATCTCGGCCTCGGCGGCGAGAGATTGCAGCGCCCGCTTACTTTGAAACCCGGCGCGCTCCATTGCCGGCCCGATATGTGAGAGATCGAATTCTTCCGGCGAGAGGATCTTTTGGGTTTCTTTGGCTTGCTCGCCGAGCTCGAATAGATCGACCTCGAGACGATGGGCGAATGCGAAAGGCGTTTCGATTTGAAACTTCCGCCGGAAGTCTTCGGAGTCGCCGATCACGAGATCGGCAATGTTGGTACCCTTCGTTTTGTCGATACTGGCGACCCAGAGATCGATCGCGGCCTTGATGTTTTCCGACAGGCCTTTGACCTTCACACCCGAGGCCGCGGCCTTGTCGCCGAGCTCGATCAGTTTGGGCAAGATCGCGACGATCGCCTTATTCATATCGGCGCCGCCGGCGACCGCATCACGCACGATGATCGCGAGTTTGTGTAGTTCCTCGGCGGCGGTTTTTTCCGTCACCAGGCCGAGTTGTTCCATTGCCCGCGCTTGCTTCTCGGTCGCCGTTTCCGACGCCTTTTGCTCGCCAGTCAGCAGCTTGAGTACGGCGGCGGCCTGGCCGGCGCTCACGCCATAGCGGACTAGGAGCTCGGTCACTTCCTCGGTGTCGGCGCCGGCATCTTGCGCCGCCTTCACTTGCGCGCGTTGCGCGGCGTCGAGCTTCCCGAGCTCGAGACGCGCGGCCTCGAGCTCGGCGACGTAATCACGGAGTGTGCTGATCCGCGGCTTTAGTTCAATGTCGCCTTTTCCCTTGCCCGTGATCCCCATTGCGACCCGGGCTTGTGCTTCTGCAATCACTTTGGCCGTCGACTGAAATACGCCGCCCTCTTTGATAATGTCGGCGACCGCTTGCCCAAACAGCACAATCTGACCGAGGTTCGATCGGATCGTGCCCTTCAGGTTCGTTACAAACCCGTCCCAGGCATCACCGGCGCGATCGAGCGCCTCGAGCTGTGCCCGCGTGCTCTTATGCGCGGCGTCGGCGATCTCGGTGTATCCGCCGACGACGCCGGCGGCGATCTCTTTCCACGTTTTGGAAAAGAGCATTTGGGCGATCCGGTTGCGCTCGGTTTCGTTTTGCACGGCCTCGAGCGCCTTGATCGTGGCGCGCCACTGCTGATCCGGCGACATGGCGCGCAAGGCCTCGAGCTCGAGGCCGAGCGCCCGAAAGGCCTTGACCACCGACGGCCCGCCGCCGGCGATCGCGATCCCGAGCTTGTAGGCCGCCGTCGTGAAGGCCTCGAGATCGGTACCCGTTTGATCGGCCACGGCTTGCATTTCTTGGATCGTGTCCGTCGTCAGGCCGGTTGCTTTCGAGAGATCAATGATTTGCCCGGCCGTGTCGAAGGCCTCGACCGCAAACGACCCGAGCGCGCGTACCGCCTGCATTGCCATTTGCGAGGCAAACGTGCCGACCGCGGTACCAAGCGCGATCATTTTGGTTGTGAGAAAGCTTGTCGGTTGCGTCGCGCCCGTCGTCGCTTTCTGTAAGGCGAGCATCGCGGCCGGCGCTTCCTTCCCGAGCGCCCGGTACTTCTCGATCGCCTCCGTCACCGATCGATTTACGCGCTCTTGTTCCTTCGTCGTCAGCTTGGCCGCGCCGCCGATCTTGCCGACGGCCGCCGTGAGGTTGTTCGCGGTGTACAGGAGTTTGTCACCCGAAAAGGCCTTTTCCATTCGGGTGAGTTGCGGCGTCACTTTTTGCGCGGTGTCGCCGACCTTCGAAACCGTGTCGCCGAATTTGCCGGCGACGACGGCCGATTGCTTCATCGTCGCTTGAAACGTCGAGGCGTCGGCCGTCAGCAGCGCGCGGAGGATCCCGACGGTTCCCGTGGCCGCCATTTACGCCGCCCCCCGCGCTCGAGCGCGCCGCACCTGGCGCGAGACTTTCTCGGCCGCCGGCTCGAGGCCGGCCAGGAGTTGCAGTTGCCGCCACACGGTATCGATCCCGACGCGATCGATCACGTCGCCGACGGCCTCGAGCGTCGTGAATTCGTCGCCGTGCTTGCTTTGCAAATGCGCCCAGAGCAGCGCGCGTGTTGCGCGCATCCCGCCTTGAGCGGCCTCCATCACGATCGCCGCCGTCGTCGCCGCGGCGATCGCCTCCATCCGGCAATACGCATTCATCGATTCGACGAGCACGTACCGCCGCTCGCCGACGACGAGCTCGAGCTCACGCCGCGCGGCGCTCGCCGGCGGCGGCGCGTCGGGCGGCGATTCGGCCGGCGCCTCGGATCCGTTAGGCCGATCGGGCTCGATCATTAGTTCGTCGCTTTCGTAGCGTGAGGCCGAATTGCCCGGCGATCGTCGTGAGCGCCGCCCGTTGCTCGGCGACCGTTTGCACCTTTGGCCGCGGCTTGCCGGCGGCGATCAGCCCGGCGAGCTCCGGCAGCTTGCCCTTGCTCCACAAATGCCCGACGAGGTTTGCCGTTAGCCAGGCGTGCGTCAGATCCCGATCGCGTTCATCCTGGCGCCGCATTGCAAGGCCGTCGAATTCGTCGAACAGTTCCCGCGGCGTCGCACTCCAAAAGGCCTCGCGAGTTAGACCGAGGCGCCGCCCCTCGACGGCCAGGCGGCGCCAGTCCCACTCTGAGGCTCCGGAGGGTTTGCGCCGGCCGTCGCCGCCGCGCCTCCGGCTCGAGGTTGATTGACCTCGAGTACTTCGCGAAACTTCAGCACGGCCGCCAGCACGCCGAGACGATCGAGAAAGTCGCCGACACTCTCGGCCGTCGGAAATTCCGCGCCGTGGTACTCCTGCACAAACACCCACACCAGATCGCGCAGCGCGATCATGGACAGGGCATCGGCCGCGGCGAGCAGCTCGCCGAGCTTTTGCCCCGTCCGCGCCTCGAGCGCGCACGCCGCGTTGACCGTGAGGCGCCACGTATACGGCCGGCCGTCGACGATCACCTCGACCTCTCCCCGCTCCCGGTTCGCCATGACTTATGGCGCGTTGCCCGAGGCCCACGCCGACCCGTTCCAATGCGCGTGGCTTGCGTCGCCGAGGATCACGTGTTGGCCTGTCGTCCACGCCGACGACGGCGACGCGACGACGCCAGATAAGGCCGCCAGGTTCGCCGGCGTCGTCGATCCCGTCGGCGTGAACGTGCCCGGCGATCCCGCCGTGGCGCCCGTGGCCGCCGCCCCGGGAAGATCGGCGCTATAGCTTTCCGTCGGCATGATCGCCGCCGTGAAGTTCAGCAGACCCGTTGTACCCATTGCGCCAATCTGGAACCGCTGCACGTAGCCGCGGAAGGGAAGCGCCGTCGCATCCGGTAAGGTGATCTCGAAATTCCGTACCTTGCGATTGCGTTGCAGGTAGATCAGCCCACCAGGCGGCCCGGGCGAGTTGTTTTGTGATTCGTGATCGAGACGTAACGTCCCGACGAGCTCGAATGCGCCCGAGTCGCGCATCCCCGGCATGTGCTCATGGTGAGCGTCGGGCGATCGCAAATGCGTACGCGGTACGTCCTCGGTGTCGATCGATCCCGGCGTGATCGTCGTCACTTCCGCCACGGCAACCGTGGCTTCGGTGTCGGCGTCGTCGTCGACGGCGACGAGTAATTGCGACCCGTAACCGATTTGGCCTTCCGACGGGTAAAAGGTATCTGTTACGTCTGCCATCGTTGCCCCCTTCTACTGTGCAAACCAGACTTGATAGTCACGCCGGATCTTGATCTGTCTGAGCTCGTCGGGCGCGTAGTCGGCGACACCATCGAGCAGGGAAAAGATCCCGAGGATCTCGAGCGGCGCGATCGTGCCCTTCCATCCGAGCAAACCCGTTGCACCGTCGCCGAGGCCGTCGCCGTGGATCGCGTCGGTGAGCGCGCGCGCCGTCGTGTAGCCGTTCCCGCCGTCGGCCATATCGCAGACCGCATCGACCTGTACGCGCGCCCATCCGACGCCGCCGGCGCCGCGCAAGGTGAGGCCTTGATCGATTTGGCTGATTTGCTGCACGCGTACGCACGGCGTCTCGGGCGATTGCGGCAGCATCACTAACCAGACCCGCGTCCCGGCGATCGCCGTCACGGCCGGCAGACTCAAGATCCGTTGCGCGATCGCTTCCTCGGGACTCATGCCGCCTTGCCTTTCGCCGCCGCCGCCAGGATCGCCGCCCCGAGCTCGCCGCCGATTCGGCCGAGCGCGTCGTCGCTATGCGCGTCGAAGGCCGGGCGCACAAACGGCCGCGCCGGGAGTTTGATTGTCGAAAACTCCCAAAAATAGCCATAGAAAAATGCGCTATCAGGCCCGATCTCCACACCGGCCGAGTCGTCGACGCCGGCGGCCTCGAGCGCCGCGATCGACAGCGGCCGCGTCAGGATGTTATCGGCCAAATGTGGCGCCGTGTCGCCGCGCGGCGCATGTCGCGCCATTGCATCGCGCATCGGTTCGGCCGCACGGGTGAGCGTGCGTCGGAGCACCGGCGCCTCGACGGCCGCCGGGAGCTCGTCGACGAGCGTTCGGATCAAACTCTCGAGGCCCGTGAGACGTACGCCGATTTGCATCAGGCCTCCGAATGCGCGATCGCGCGGTATTCGATCCCTTCGTAGTTGCCGACCGTCACGGCCCCGATCACGTCGTACACCTTGTCTCGGTGTCGGAGTCGGTGCGTTGCCGGCACGTCGACGAGCTCGGGATCGAGCGCCGGCAGATACGGCCCGACCCATCGCACGTCGTAACGCGCCGAGAGTTGATCGGCCCGGTACGCCTCGGCGCCCATCAGATCGACCCGTTGCATAAACGTGGTTACGAGCGGCGCCCAGGTTTCGACGGGAAACCCGCCGCCCGACGGCGGTATGAGCGCCTCGATCGTCACCAGGGCATAACGAGCGCCCGCCGCCGAGACGTGAGTCAGCAGCGCCATATCAGGCAAACGACGGATCGCGGAGGCTCGCCAAGATCCCGATCACCCGCGCGTCGATCGCACCATTGCCGGCGAGCGGGTTGCCCGCCGTCGACGGGTTTTCATCATCGCCGCGGAATCGCCAGAGGTTCGCCGTCGCCATCAGGATCGCGCTTTGCGTGATCGCGAATTGCGGATCGTCGGCGGGATCCGTGTTTTCGTCCCACGTCGGCGGCGGATCCCATAAATGCGTTTTCAAATGCGCGAGTACGAGCGCCTCGGCCTGGATCAATTTGCGCGTGAGATCGGCCGTGATCTCCGGATCCGTTTTGAGCTCGTACAGCTTCAAGTGAATTGCCGCGGCCTCGTAACTCACCAGCATCGATCGATCCTCACCGATACTTCGTCCCGTCAAACGTCATCGACGTAAGATCGCGGCCAGGCGGCCCGGGATCGCCGGCCTTGCCGCGCGGCCCATCGGCGCCGCGCTTGACGACTAACTGCCAATCGGTTGCACCGTCGCCCGGTTTCGTCGTCGTCGCCCGTTTCGCAATCCACACCGATCCGCTATGCGTCACGAGATCGGCCTCGTCGTACGCCGCGGCCGTCCACACGTGTTTGTAAACGGGTACCGGGAACGTGATCGCCTCGAGCGCGTTGCCCTCGGCGTCGACCACGGCGACCGGCGATCCGTCGTCGCTCCATTCGAAGGCAAAGCGCCGCACGTCGAGGCGTTTGATCCGCACGCCGCCCTTGAGCACCGCATCCCGTCCCGGCCTCCCGTCCTGGCCGGGCGGCCCGGCCTGGCCGAGCACCGGCCCCACGTCGATCGTCCGGCCGTCGCTCACCGTCAGTACCAAATGACCGGCGCGATCGACTAGAGCGCCCGTGAGGCTCAAACCGTCGCGGCCGTCTTTCACCGGCGGCCGCGCCGCCAGCGCGCGCGCCGTCTCGGATTCGACGAGCGGCCGGAGCTCGGTCAGCGTCGGCGCCGGCGGGAGCGCGTCGAGGCGCGCGCCGAGCGTCGCGATCTTCGGCTCGAGCGCGCGGATCTCCGATTCGACGATCGGCCGGAGCTCGGCGAGCGTCGGCGCCGGCGGGAGCGCGTCGAGGCGCGCGCCGAGCGTCGCGATCTTCGGCTCGAGCGCGCGGATCTCCGATTCGACGATCG